TCCTAGCAATGAAGCAACACTTCTCTAACGAGAAGTATGACTTCTTTAAGTATGACGGAAAGGTAAACGCCAAGGAGAGTACCTACCAACAACGTAACGACTTCTACTTCTTTGAAAGTCTGGCTAGAAAGCTAACACCTCTGGAAGTCAAAGAGTATCTGCTATCCAACTTTGTGTATGCCGACAACCCGTCTAAGGTTTGGATTGGTAATATTAAAAGGTCCGGTAAGGACAATTGGGTTAAGTGGCAGAAGCAAAACCAAAACCTGTCCTACAACTTTAGTCAGGACCTGAATAAGATTGTTGCGTTGATGGAGACCCGCGGGTATGTTTTCAACGATCTTTTTGATTGTACCTACGGTCACCCCCCTCTCCTCAAGCTTTACATTCGCAAAGAGCTGGCACTCGAAACCGTTATTATTCTAGACATGGTCGTTGGTTTTATGTTACGATGGGATCAACGAATGGACGACCCTTTGTGGTCTGCTCTTAGTCTAAAGATTAAGAAGTATAAACCGTTTATGTCTATTCCTGTTAAAGACTACAAGAAGTTAATGAAGGAAACTTTCATCTAATGGACAAGAAAGACTACGGGTTCCTGACCGAGGACATGTATAAAGTTGAGTTCCTGCAACAGGCAGTTCAGGAATTTATCAACTCCGGTGTGGCTGACATCAATCCCTACAACCCTTCTGACTCTGAGCGGGAACAGTTGATCGAATACTTCCATAACTTCTATGCTCTGATGGAGTATCAGGCGATCCTTTACACTCGTCTGAAGCTTATGGGTGATAAGGACCTCAACAGTATCCTTGACGCAATTATTATTATCTGTGACGTGCTTGGTCGTTGTCCTGAGGAGTCGGTGATTGAGTTCCACAGCAACATGAAAGAAGAGTGCAAGGCCGCCCTCTCTGACCTCACAGGGACCGACATGGACTCCTATGAGGGAATTGACGTAGACTTCAAGTGGTGAGGGGCTAGACGCCCACTGTGGCTGTGCTAGAATAACCTTGTCCAACGGGCTCCCTGGCTGAAGAGCCCACCAAATAAACTCGCGCCAGTCGAATCCTATTATCCTATCCTAAAATGAGTTTCTCCGATCTTCGCAAGAACAAAGGCAACGCATTCAATAAGCTCCAAAAGCAACTCGAAAGTTCCACCAAAGTGGGAACTGTCGACGAGCGTTTCTGGAAGATTCAGTCCGATAAAGCTGGTAACGGTTTCGCCGTTATTCGTTTCCTGCCAGCAATCGAAGGCGAAGACATGCCCTTCGTTAAGCTCTACTCTCACGCTTTCCAGGGTCCTGGTGGTTGGTACATTGAGAACAGCCTCACCACTCTCGGTAAGGATGACCCCCTGGGTGAGTACAACCGCGAGCTGTGGAACAGTGGTGATGAAGACCTGAAGAACCAGGTCCGTAAGCAGAAGCGTAAGCTTTCCTACTACAGCAACGTTTATATTGTTAAGGATCCCGCTAACCCTGAGAACGAAGGCACCGTCCGCCTGTTCCGTTACGGTAAGAAGATCCACGACAAGATCATGGAAGCTGTGAATGGCGACGAGCTGGAAGGCCGCGCTGGTATCAACCCCTTCTGCTTCTGGGAAGGTGCTGACTTCAAACTCCGTGTGAAGAAGGTTGCTGGATATCCTAACTACGACAGCTCCGAGTTCCTCCCCGTGGGCATTCTGGAAGACCTGGACGACGCCCAACTGGAGTCTATCTGGAAGCGTGGTCACTCACTGCAGGACATCGTTGCTGCTGATCAGTTCAAGTCTTATGACCAACTGAAGGAGCGTCTGGACAAGGTTCTCGGCCGTAAGGGCTCCGCTGCCTCTACTGCCCGTGAGACCGTCCGTGAGGCCGCTGCTGCCCCTTCTGTGGACGTCAGCGCTAAGCCATCCTTCAGCAAGCCTGAGCCCGTTAAGGAAGCTCCTGCTGCTCCTGAATCTGATGCTGGTGACGAGGATGTTATGGACTATTTTTCCAAGCTCCTTGATGACTGATTAATTCTTTAGGGGGACCGAAGTCCCCCCTTTTTTAATAGTTGAAGGATTCTGATATATTAATCTCGCTCTTGGAAGGTTTGGCATTCCTTGAGTTGTATTTTGCTTCTCTGTTATACCGGTAGACGTATTGTGGGTCTAGGATTTGGATGTGTTGTTTTTCTTCGTTCAGTCTTCTTTCATAGGTTGAGTTGGATACTGAACTTGGGAACGCAGATAGTGTAGTTTTTTCTCCGTCGACCTCTGCTGGGTAGTAGAACACGAAGTCCTCAGGGACAACTAGACCCTCATTGAGGAGGAGGTTTCCGTCTGCGTCTAGCACTTCAGGGGTTTCCCAGTGATGGGTCGCACCGCCGCCGAGCACACCGCCATACTTACGATAGATATACTCTTCCAGTTCGCCTTGGCTTAGTGGCCATTCGTTGTAGTAGTCTGTAATACCATTGATCTGTAGGATTACCCAGTAGAACTGTTCGTCTCCATATTGTTTATATGAAACTTGGGAGGGGGTTTCGTTGTTCTGAACTACGTATGGGGTATAGAGTGTATCCTCTGCGAATACGTCCTCGCGAATGGTGGATAGGTGGAAGTAATCCACGATGTCCATGTACTCGATGTTGCCGGACCTATTCGCTTTGATTGCATACTGAACTTTCTGGAAGTTCTTGAAGTAGTTGGGAGAAGCCATCAGTAACCTACGCTAGAGGTGGAAGATTCGTGGTCGTTGCGGGTAATTACATCCACTTCCATGAAGCTGAGTGCCATGGTTGTGACGATAGGCATACCGTCGTTGAAAGACATATGCATGTTCATCCCTTGGTTGTTCTGAACTGCAACACTCATACAAGCTGCCCGCTTGAATTGATTCATGTTCTTGTTTGGTTTGCCGTTTGACATGTATTGGACCTGCCAAACGTTGGGGACCTTGAACATTCCATTTTGCAGATTGAGAGGGGCACTCCACTTTTTGAACTCCATGATGATCTGATTGATCTGCTGAGCCTCAGCTGCACTCTTAGGTACAAAAGTGAAGTTGAAGTTGAAGCCACGCAGCTTCGGTCCAGTGTAGAGTAGTTCTACGTTTGGGTTGTAGATTTCACCACGTTGTAGGGCTGTTAGTTGATTTGGGGTCATTCCCGCTGCACCCGCAACAAGGTTTGTTCCAAACTGCTTAGCTGCACCGGCATAAGTTCCGTCTTTGAACTTGGCCTTGAAGTCATCAACAAAGGTCTTTGCGGCGGCCTTGCCACTTGCCATTCCAGCTTCGAAACTCGAGAAGTCCGCTTTATTCAGACCACTAGCCGCAGAGCTCGCCAGGTCCCTCACAACCTCACCCAAGGGCCCGTCGAAGGTCTTGGCCCCCCAGTCGTTGTTCTGGGTCACTGCGGGCGTTGTGGTGGGCATGTACAGGATAATAGAGGCACCCTGGCTGGGGCCACTGCCGCCAGCTGACTGCTGTCCGGCCACCTTTTTGTTGGTTTTGTATTCGTGGTTGGTGAATAGGATGTAGTCGGTTTGTCCCGGCTGCAGCTCCTGTGGGTACTGTAGGACGCTCATTTTATGTTGGCGAATGGTATTCTTAGAACATATGACATCTCAGACTCTGAGACCTCGTAGAGATTGGAGACTGTTTCCTGCCAAGTATAACGTCTGGCCGCCCCCCAGTGGAAGTTGAAACCAGTAAAGCCCCACTTATAGATGCCGGTGACTAGAACCAAAGGGTTCGAGTCATAAACGACACCTGGCGTCTTGGCTTTATAGACGAACACATAGTATTTATCAGGGTCGGGGACAATGACCCCTCGACCCAACACCTCCATCAGGTTGAGCATATTGGTGTCTGGATCATTTTTCTGTCCAGTTTCATATATCTTCTTGATTTCCTTTAGGCTCATAGTCCTCTCTCGAGGTAGTATGACTCGTAGGTGAAAGCAACTCGGAACCTAACAAACGAGTCCTGTTCTTCGCTGTTGAAGCTGATTTGATCTAACTGAACGGGATAGGCGTTGATGAAACGGGCGGTGAATGCTTCGGTATAATCGCCGTTGTAGTCGAAGCTACCTTGTCCTTCTCCACTCTGTTCCAACTTTGTGAAGACTAGATCCTCCACGAAGGTGGAATAGTAGTTCATCCTTTGTGTTCTAAATGCACCTTGCCCCTGGTTTGCGTTCTGTGCCAGCCCCTCGAACCACTCTCGAATTTCAAAGTATGCTTTGTATTCTGGGTCGGCAATAACCTCAATGATAAAGGGCTTACCGAACATAATAGCAGTAGGTTGTTCGCGAACAACCCCCATATATTCATGACCAGCAACAGCAACTGTGTTGCTTCTTACTTCGGGGAGCGCCGCGGCAGTGCAGTAAAACTCAATGAAATCGTTTGTTTCTGTAGAAACGCGACGACTTGGGAGTTGTACTCTGAACAGAGTGGGCCTAGAGGGCCCCTTCTCCATCAGGGATATGGCTCTTTCGTAGGACATCCCGATCTAAATATGGTATATTGGTATTTAGAGATAATGTCAAGGAACCATCAGGGGTTTTATCGGCCAAAGAATCCGAAGAAATATAGAGGCAACCCTGGCGAGATTGTTTATCGGTCTTCTTGGGAGCGGGTCTTTATGAAGTGGTGTGATATGACGGAGAGTGTAAAGCAATGGTCTTCTGAGGAGATATGCATCGGTTATTATGATCCTATCTCCAAGAAGCACAGGAGGTATTTCCCTGACTTTGTTGTTCGTTATGTTGATACTGACGGGCTTATTATTACAGAGCTTGTGGAGATTAAGCCGTACAAGGAGGTAGTAGGCCCAGAAGTAAATCCAAAAAGAAAGACAAAGAGTTGGGTGTATGCGGTCAAGACTTATATTACAAACAAAGCAAAGTGGGAAGCTGCTGAGAAGTGGTGTGAGAATAGGGGATGGCGTTGGCGCATAGTCACCGAATATGATCTGGGGATTAAACGAAAGAAATGATGTGTTAGAATAGGTCTAAATACAGTTGATTGTAACCACTTTATTATGTCCATTCCAAAGCCTTCCCGGCCGGAATATTCGACCACTATCCCCTCAACTGGTAAGAAGATTAAGTATCAACCTTTCACGGTGAAAGAGGAGAAGGTCCTTATTCTGGCTTCTGAGTCCGAGGACCTAGATGAAATCAGTAACGCCATTTCTAATGTCCTGAGTAACTGTGTAACCACTCCTGGTTTTGATCCTCAGGACCTCGCGTTATTTGATATCGAGTTTCTGTTCCTTCGCACCCGAGCTAAGTCTATCGGTGAGAAGATTAGTGTAAAGATTACCGACCCCAACGACCCTTCCTATCAGGCCGAGAAAGAAATCAACGTTGATAGTATTAAGGTTGAAACGGTAGAAGGACACACTCCACTGATTGATATCTCTGACGACATCAAGGTAAAGATGGGATACCCCAACCTTGCCTTCTTCGCCGAGGGTGTTAAGATTGATAGCCTAGCAGAATCCACTGAGACTGTTGCTCGTTGCATCTCTTCCATCGTCATTGGTGAAGAGGTTTATAACCGCTCCGATATGAGCGTAGAGGAGATTGCTGAATGGTTGGATGCCCTCACGGCAGAACAGTTCAAGAAGATTATGCACTTCTTTGAGACTATGCCCAAACTACGTCACGTAGTTAAGTGTAAGAACCCCAATACAGGAAAAGAGTTCCGGGCTGTTTTGGAGGGCCTGGCTGATTTTTTCTAATGGCAATGATGCACACTGACCTCGTGCATCATTATGAAAGAATCTTCTCCTTCAAGCAGTATCATCAGTGGAACATTTCTGAGATTGAAGAACTCATTCCTTGGGAGTTTGACGTTATGACTTCTTTGCTTTCTAACTATCTGGAAGCAATGGAGATGAAGCGGAAACAAGCCATGGCCAACCGTGGATAAATAAAGGAGAAACGATGGGTCTTATCCAGTGGATAGTTCTATTCTAAAACAGATTTACGGAACGACGACCGAAGTTCAAACTTCGGTCGTTTCCATCGATGATACAATTAAGAAGATTTATAAACTCCAGAAGGTTGAGTCTGTAAGGGAGGCGAAGGAGGATAAGGAAAAAGACCAACAAAGGAGGAGGGAAATTCAGCAGGCCAAGAGAAAAGCCGCCGACGGTAGGAGTCTGTTTGATAAATTAAAGCCTTCAGAGAAAAAGAAGCAAAAGAAGAGCCTCCTCGACACAATCATGGGAGCCCTCTCAGGGGTTGCTGGAGTTGTTGGTAGCATCCTGGGTGGCCTTGGGACTCTTCTTACTGGTGCTTTAGGTTCAGCCCTTGGTGCTCTGGGCCTGGGTGGTCTGATTAGTGGGGCCCTGGCCGCTTTGGGTCCTGCCATTTTGGTTGCACTTAAGGCTGCCGCTGTCGCGGCTTTGGCCGCGGCTGCAGCAAAGAGCATTAATAGTGGCGTCAATAGTGTTTACAGGCAGGCTGGCTCTTCTGGTAAGACTGAGGACGGAGTTGCAGTTGAACTCAAAGATGTTAATGAACTTAAGGAGGAATTCCTAGCTTTCCAGAGGCAGTTCGGTCCTGTTCTGAATGATGTTCAATTAGAACGTTATCAGAAGTTTGAGAAGACCGAAGCTGCAATGCGGGATAAGAAGGCAGCGAACGATAGGATGTTTGACATCCAAAGGCAAATTGACGAACTTAGGGGACAGGGTAGAGATGTTGGTCCTGAATTTGAAGAACTTAAGAACCAACTTGCAGAACAGAAGAGGAAGAAGGAAGAGAAAGACGAAGAGATTACCGAGCTTCTAGGTGAGCTTCAGATATCCGATAAGGATATTATCCAGCACCAAATTGATAAAGGTCGTAGGGACATCAATCGTCTTCCTAAAGGACACAAAAGGTCGAACTACACCGATAGACCATTGGGTACTGGTGCCACCAGTGAGTGGGTGACCCATGAGTATGGTGATGAGGAACCGGTCAAGAGACAGACTGGTGGCCTTATTGACACTCTACTTGAGCCTGGTGAGTTGGTCTTTATGCCAGGTCAGTGGGACGATAACATTAGGGCCCTCAACGATTCTATTCCCCGATTCCAGGAGGGTGGTCTTGTTCAGGCTAGCCACCCCCACACAGGTGCCGGCCTTTCTCCAGGCACTGACTCACAAGGCCGCCCAGCCGTCTTCAGTAGGGGCGCCGCAGAGGCTTGGTTGAAGATGATGCAGGAATCTGACGGTGTTGTTACGACTGGTTCTATTAATTCTTCCCGCCGTAGTCCATCGTGGAATGAACATGTTGGTGGTGTGCCTGGCTCCAACCACCTGACTGGTAACGCCGCTGATGTTCAGACTGGCAGTTCCACTTGGCACTGGTTGAAGAAGAACGGTGGTCGGTATGGTTGGCACTTCAATAATTATATGGGCCCCCAGGGTTGGCACTTCGATTATAACGGTGCAAAGAAGGATGAAGGTACCGAAGAAGGCGAAAACGCCGGTGGTGGTGGCCAAGGAGGTGGTGGTCTTCTTGGAATGTCTGGTGATATTTTATCTGGAAGTCTCCAGGCCCTTGGTGGTTTTGGTGGTTATCTTAGTGGCTTCTTTGGTGAGATTGGTGGTTTCTTAGCTAATGACGGAGCTGGAATCTTAGGAACCCTGGCCAACACCCTTGGTGGTGCTGGTGGGAATATCTATGGCGCAGCAGCAGGTCTTCTCGGCCTTGGTGGTGGATCCGGTGGTGGCGACCAAGGTGGCGCCGACCAAGGTGGCGGCGACCAAGGTGGCGGTGGTGGCCAAGGTGGCGGCGGAGGCGGCTATGGCCATGTTCAAACGAGTGGTGAATATAGCAGGGACGCCCTGGTTCAAGCTATGAATAGCCACGGTATCACTGACCCCAAAGAGAGGGCGATGTTCCTTGCCCAAATGCATTTGGAGTCTGACGGTTTTAACGCCCGTGAGGAGTACAGTGGTGGTCACGACTATTATGGTGGTGGTAAGCGATACAAAGGTCGTGGTTACATTCAGCTGACTCACGATTATAATTACAAGACTTATGGTGACCTTATTGGTGTCGACCTGGTTAACAATCCAGACAAGGCTGCCGACCCACAACTCGCTGCTAAGATTGCTCTGGCTTATTGGGATAAGCGAGTGGATAAGGCGGCCGCCAGAAGTGGTGATGTTTCTACTGTTACTCGTAATATCCAAGGTGGCCAGCGTCACTTGAAAGAAAGGACTCAACTCTATGAACAGTACCTGAGGCAGAATCTTCAGACTGGTGGTGTTGTCCGTCGTCAAAACGGTGGCATCATTCCCGGCATGGACTTTGGTCTTGGGGACCTAACCGGAAACAAAACACCAACAACTAAGAAAAGAATGTCTGGTGTTACTTCTGGGACTATAACCAGAATGAAAGAAGCACAAGAAGGTTTTGCTGATATGATTGCCCAAGCTACTTCTTCGGAACCCATCGTTGTCTTCGAAGACGCTCCCCAACAGCACACTCAAGTTAGCGAACCTTCACCAAACCAAACCATACCAATGTTACCAGACGGACCATCGACTGTTCAGGCTGCTGAATACTTCTTCAATGTTTCTCTTGGAGGTGAGCTGTGATTAACTCTGACGACTCTCTGTTGAAAGCTGTAAAGAACATCAGTGGTAAGTTCTCAAGTATCGACTCAACCACGAAGTCGATATTTGAACTAGACAAGAAAGAGATTATCTATAAGAAGAGACGCAAACAAAAGGAAGAAAGGGATAAGGCCCGTCTTGCTCAGATAAAGTCCCGCGCCGAATCTGATAGGGAAGGTAAGAGTCCCATTGCGTCTATGTTGAAGGGCAAAGAGAAGTCTTTTGGGATGGACCTCAAGACAGGTCTTCTCATTGCTCTCGGACTTGCCGGTGCTGGAGCTACCTGGTTGCTCACCAGTGATGATCCAAATGCAAAGAAGTTAAGAGATGACTTGAATAACTGGCTCGGCGAGAAGGTCAATTGGTTGAAAGAAGAGGTCAAGAAACATCTTGAAAACGCAATTAAGGATATTATCAGAACTATCAATAACCAGGCCGAAGAGTGGAGCAAGCAGGCTGGTGCTACTGATGTTCAGGAGGAAGAGACTGCCTCCGCCCCTGGTACTATCGCTGAAAAGATCGAGAGACTTCGTATCCAGAAACAAAACCTCAGTTTTCTAGAAAGGATTCAGGGTGTTGATGCTGAGATTGATGAGCAGATCTATTACTTGGAGGCAGGTGAAACTAGAAGGTATGACAAACCTATGGGTGGTTCTGCCGGAACTCAAGGT